ACAGTCACATAGCCTCCTTTGGCTCCTGTTTGAAAACCTTTTACAAGTTCAAAAATCATACCGCTGACTTGAGTACCGCGATACGAACCATTTTTAATTAAGATTGTTGACATCTTAGCTCCTTTTTAAGTTTATGTAATGATTATACAATTAAGCGAATTCTTCGTCAACCGCTGTAATTTTTAACTGTAGCAATCCTGAATGGCTAGCACATAATTGAGTATTACTATGCTGTTTACCTGTATGTATATTCACTATATCCTTAACAATGATCCAAGGAATAATTTGATCTGCGGCATTTGGGCTTAATACAATGTTTTTAATTGTACCAGTTAACTCGCCAGCAGCACATTTCCAGATAATTTTTGTACCAATTTCAAATTTCATTTTTAGCTCCTACTTTTATTAAACTATAGCTAGTATAGCAAAGTAGGATTTAATGGTCAACCGCCAGAAAAAATGCCCTAAAAACGGGCATTTTTGGGTAGTTAGTAGTTGCTAACTTACTGTTGTCCTAGCCAAATTAAGTTTTTATCTAACCAAGGTAGTACCAGATCACGCTGGTCCAAAAAGCCCTTTTTTTGGATACTTTTATCTGCGGTATCCGGAAGTAATCCCGCATCAACTAAATCGTACCAGCGGGTAGTTTTTGGGTCTCTGGGCTCTTGATCGCTTTTATACACTACCGCATGGAGCCATGGATCCGTAGGAGTTTTTTTAAAAAATCCACTACGACAATCCCAACCTGTTAAGGCCAACATATGGATCAGGCTTACCATGGTGTGGTGGTAATAACAGCCATCATGTTGTGTAAAATCTAAATCTTTCAGGTGTATGTTGGTAGTTTGAGGCACAGCAATATATAACATCGCACCTTTACTAGAAATTGATCTCCAGTTGATTAGAGTTTGAATTGGATTTACAGCATATTGGAAGGCATCGTGGCACCATAAGATATCATATTTTTCAAGAGGAGTGTCTATGGCGCCTTCAAAATCCTGACAGTGGAATTGAATATTATTGTATTTGCGAGCGGTAGCTGTAGTTTGAATAGTATCAACTCCGTGGCATTGGATACCCAAGGGAGTGGCGCGATCATCTCGCATGGTAGCTGTAGCCCACCATTCAAGATCTAAACCTGCTGGACCGCAACCTAGATCAACCACTGTCTTAATAGACGCCATAAAGTCGTCGTATTCGTATAGTTGTTTAAGAGTTGTTAAACTGTGTTTGTGAGCTTCTTCTGCGTTTTTAAACATTATACACTTATATCTTCCATGCCAGCAGCTCTCAAACGAACGATGTGCCCTAACATAAAGTTTTTAGATTCCATGGCTTTCATTATACCTAAAAATTTATTACGCAGCAACGCTACTTCATTAATTAAAGTTTCAAAATCAATCACTTCATCTTCGCCATCTACGTATTTTTCAGCATCGCGGCTGGTCAAGGCACGAGCGTAGCCTTCTAGATACTTTTGGAAATGCTTACGACGAATTTTTCTAAGTTGAATATTAAGGAAATTTAATACAGCTTCAATTTCCTGAAGCTGATTAAACCTATGTTCGGTGATTCCAGGTAAGTTGGTGATGTTTTTTTCAACAACACCACCTACCCTACAGTCGCGACGAGCATCTTCCAATTCTTTCTCGTAGTGAGCAATAAAATCTGGAATTGCGCTTAAATCTGCAGTAACTTTACTATACCACATACGTATGAATTACCAATGCTTGTTTTGAAGTTACACCATTTTGAACAAAGTTATCACTAGAATGAAGATATCGTTCATCCCAGTAAATTACACTACCAAGACGCCAGTTGGCCACAGTTTTAATAGTCAAGCATTCTAGATCTTCTTTGGGTAAATGCCCTAACAGCTCATGACCAACGGCATTATTTTCTTTAAAGGTTCTGTTTTTGTGCCATAACTCTGGGGAGTAAGATTTATGTTCGGCATCATTATCCACATAAGTGTCTTCCTCATTGAAAATAACTGTGTTTACTCTTTCTGTTTGAGTCATGTCGTCATCAACTGATATGGGTATCAAGAAAGCCATATAAGGTTTACCTTTAGAACTATGATAGTAATCACTGTGTAACTTGAAGGGAGCAGTTTCATACAAATAACTTCCAAAAAGCAATTGAACATCAACCGGCGTTAATTCTTTTATACGATTAAAGATATGTTCACAAAACCATGGATACATCATATGGTCTTGAGAAATGCCTGAAAATGAATTACCAGTATCACAGGTATAATGCTTGGTCATTTTTGACATATATTTTACTACTTTAGCAAGTTCTTCTTGAGAAAATACTCCGTCAACTCGACCAGCGCCATCGGTTATCATGTTAATAGTCCTCGTCCTCGTCGTCCATGTCGTAGCCATTATAGTCTTCGTCATCTTCGTCATCATCTGCTTCGTCCTGATGATCTTTGATATAATGAGCTAGTGCGGCCTTGACATCTGCGTCGGTTTTAAATGCAGTTTTGATATCATCTGCGTCTACATCATTATCAATCAACACTGATACCAAAGTCTCTGCGGCATCCGCACGATCTACTGTGTTAACATACCGCTTGAGTTCGGTCCAAATTTCCTTAGCTAAATCTACTGACATTCTTATTCCTCCGTTAGTGTGTCTTCAGTACTTACCGTTTCTTTTTGATTTGCAAAATCTGCCATAACTTTGTCTAAACAGCCTTCCTCATTGCTTTCCCAAGCCTTGCGGAACTGCTTAATAATTTCGCCATCTGAAGTAACAAACATCAAACGATTACCATCCTTTTTAAGGAGACCTTTTTTCTCAGCCAAATCAGTTAGGCCAGAGTAAGGATTCATACCTGTTTCGTAAGGAATCTTAACTTGCATGCCCTCAAATGGTTTGGCGTAACGTGTTTTCATTACTTTACAACCAGCACGAATACCCATAACGTCTGAAATTTTATTGCCATCTTCGTCTTCTTTCAGCTTCATTTTTTTCATAGCAACCACAATACTGGAAGCATAGATAAAGCCTTGGCCGCCTGAAATTTTATCATCTGGATCAAACATATCTTGACTTGCGTATGTATGGTTTGTACATACTAGACCTACATTGTAGCTACCAAACATATTGACACAGTTGCGAACCAATGCCGTAAGCGCCTTAGGTTTACGACCCATGTCGCCTTTCATATCACCTGCTTCAAACTGATTAATGTCAGTTGGTGTCAATAACATACCCAAGGAGTCAATAACAAACAGTACTTTTGGTCGCTCACCGTCGGGCAATGCTTTGTAGTCTGACATAAATGTAGCAATAGTTTTGCCTACGTCATCAATCATGGCCATACTTAATTTAAGTAATTTATCTTCTGATGTATCTACACCTAATGCCTTGAGCCAATCCTCATCGAGCGCGTTTTCTGTATCAATTAAGATAACAAAAATGCCTTGCTCCTGTGCGTTTTTAACAATGTTGCCTGAACAGATATATGATTTACCAGCACCGGACTCGCCAGCAAATACTGTAACCTTGCCTAGCGGAATGCCTTTGTTAAAGTCGCCACTAATAAGATAGTTTAGCGCAAAGTTTCCTGTGCTAATCCAATCAGTAGGATCGTTAAATCCAATACTAAGTCCGTCAATACTCTTAGTAATGTCCTTACGGAACTTTGATACATCAAATGGTTTATTTGCCATGTTATTCTTCCTTAATTAAAATTTTATTGATATAGTTAAATTTAGTCAACTTGTCAGATACCGCACTAAAATTATCTACGCTACCTAACGGAATTTTTCCGTGCCCCAATTTTTTATTGTATGGATCAATATTTTGCGTTATCAACCATTGTTTAAATTGTTCATCTGCAAAGGCATTATACTCCTTCATTAAAAGAGTAGCTTCACCGCTGTAGTAATGTAAATTTTTAAACCCGTTATAATCTATTGGAAGTCGGTCTTTGTATAAATCAACAAACTCTTTGCCTAGTTCAACATAAGATAAAAACAATGTACCAGCTGGAAATTCAAATTCAAAAAAATCATAGTCGCTATCTTCAAAGGGCTTGCGTCTATACTGATCTTTGTTAAAACTTATATACAATTCCTGAACTGGTTTTCTTTTTAATTCTACCTTATGTACAAAGTAATTTAAATTTCTTATAGCATCTTTTAATTCTTGGTTAGCTATACTAAACAATTTAGTTGGCTTGCCAAAGTCGCCGCATAATAATTCAAACTGACTGTGCAAATAATTAAAATATTCCTGTGGCTGATCTGTAATATTATCGCGTATTTCAATAAAATTTTTTAAATATTTGTTTATTGTTGTACATGAGTTTGTTAATAAATTAGTTGTTTCAGTTAACGTTAATCCTGTCGAAAATGCTTCCAATTGATTAAATTCACAATTATCTAAACACCACGATAATTCTCTAACCCATTTACGAGTAAAAGAATTATCGTGGAGAGTAATATCAAACGATTCCTCTCCGTTGGTGCCTAGTACAACGGTTAATTTCATTACTGCTTTTGACGAGCACGAATCATCGCAAGGATGTCTTGAGCCTTGTCGCCGCCGGCAGCAGGTGTTTGAACCGGAGCTGATGCTACGGGAACATCATCCTCTTCGTCATCAAAACTGGATACAGTTGCCGCAGGAGCCGATTTGGCAGCTGGTGCTGGAGCATCTTCTTCGACTTGTGGAGCAGAAGTAGCGTTGGCTGGTGCTGCAACGCCTGCTGGGCGGAAGTACTGTCCCCAGCGCTCTGCGTCATAGCTTTGCCCATCTACAGATGCTTCAAACATTTCCTTAATTACTTTTAACTCAACTTCAGTTGGTTTTTTTGGAAGGAATGTTGATAGATCAAACAGGCCATATTGTTCAATAGCCGCTTGTTCTGCGTCGGTAAGAGCGGTTTCTTTACGTGCCCACTTTGAAGTAGAGTAGTCTGCAAAACCACCTTTGGACCCTTTGGTGATACGGAAATCTAAACCACGTAGCAAGTCTGTTGGCAATTCTTCCAACTCTGGATCCATCAATGCGGCCTTGATGCCGGTAAAGATTTGTGGTCCAATGATAAAGCGACGGATTGGATTCTCTGGAGTCTTGTCGTCTGCGAGTGGATTCTCACGAACAAAACCTTGGAAAATATAATCACGTTTTTTCCAATACTTACGGCCCATTTCTTCCAAGCTCTTGTCCTTGAACCATGTGCGTACTTCTGTAAGAATTGGGCAAGTTTCGTTCCACATTTCTACGCATGGGACGCGAACTTGTACTTGTTTGGATTCTGTTTCGCCTTTGATACCGTTGAATGGTAAGCGAATCATTGCACGCTCTTGCCAGAAGAAGGTATTATTTTTGTTACCGTCTGGAAGGAAACGTAGTGTTGCGGATGAGCCTTCTGGGATATTCCAGTGTGGGTAAATTGCTGAATCGCCTTGTTGTTGACTGCCTTGTTGTTTGCCCTCTGATTGTGCTAAACGAGCACGGATTTCTGCTAATGATGCCATTTTAAGTTGCCTTTCTAAGTTGTCTAAAATGTGTTGCCTATCTATATTACTAGATTAAAATTACGTTGCTTGCCTAGCAATTATACACATCTAGGTCTGTGTTTACAACCTAAAACGGCAAAGTGTTTTACCGTTCTAGTATGTTTATTTATCTATTTTGTTACGCCGGCTAAGAATTTAATGCGGTCCATCATGTCGGCGTCTTGCGGCTTGACTGCTTGCAGCTTGCCAGAGTGTCCATATTGGCCTGCTAGTGCTGTAGTTTCTGTTATATCTTCGTAACTCAATGCGCCGGCGGCGTCGGTTTCGGCTACAATGCCGGTAGCAGCCGCGGCACCTAATCCTAATCCGCCACCAAGGATAGCGTTTTTAAATGCTGATTTAAGTGAGTCGCCTTGCATTAAACTGTAGGCCATAGCACCTACAGCAGGCAATATAGTTTCAATAATCATGGTAATTACATAGCCGCTTAGGCCTGCGTGTATGCTTTGTCCCACAATTATTCTGTTCAAAATAGCCATCAAGATACTCATGATAACTGTCTGTAGTGTAGTGTTCTTGAAGCCTTGATCAACCAATTTTTGTAGTTCGGCTTTGACTTTTTCGTCTTGAACTTTTGATAGCAGTTGTGCTGTTTTACTTTCGTAGCCAGCAACCGGAGCTGGTTCTACGTCTTTAATATTTTTAGCGATATCATTAACTACTCCGGCAGCCGCTTGTTTAGTCTCCTCATCCAGGTGGGCAAGCATTTGGCTTTCTTCTAACCAATTTCCGCCGCCAACTGTTTCGTCGACTTCTTCGTCATCGCCACCGAGCCGATCACCAATTTTGTCGCCAAGATAACCGCCAATTGCGCCGCTGCCGGGAACTTCTGGAGCCAGCGCCATACCAGCCACTGTACCAATAGCTCGGCCTATATCACCTTCTAATTCAATATCCATGTTGTCGTCTACACCATACTCAGCTTCTAATTCACGCTGGATACGAGCAAGAATATCTTCAACTTCATCTTTTAATTTATAGCCCTGTTCGCGAGCAACTTGCTCTGCTTTTTCGTGGAGCTGATCACTAACAAACTTTTCTACATTAGATTTTGGGTTGGCATAGATATCATAGATATCAACGTTGCCGCGTGCAATTTCTTGAAGTAGTAAATCTACTTCGCTCATGCCAGATTCGGATAACGCTTTGGATGTTAGTTTGTCGATAGCACGTTTAGTACCGATACGTCGCTGATCAGATTTATCAAAATGAGCATCACGTTCATCTCTTGAATAGCTAGGCATATGAGCTGCCGCAATATGATGCTGTGCTTGCCCTGATGCTTTCTTAGCATAAGAGCCTAGAGTTTGTGGGCTTAGTTCGTCAAGTTGCTCATCTTCATGAGTTAAACGATCAACCGCTTTGCGTATACCTTTACGGCGGCGATCATCTCGGCGGCTATTGTCAACGTCAAATTCTTTTTCGCGTCCAGCATCGATACCTTGATCAAAGTTGCGAATAGCACGATCTGAGCTTGCTTTTTTAATATAGCTACCTAGGGTGTCTGGCGATAGTTCATCTAATTTTTCAGCTTTGCGACGTTCCTTGTCGCTCATATGAGTGACCTCGCCGCGTGGGTCTTTGC